AATCTCCAAGGTTCTCGGTCTCGACAAGCTCATTCTTATGGATGAGAAGGGCGAAAGGAACGGCTGGAATACCAACGAGCACATTATGGAGGATGCCTTCGAGGCGCTTGTGGGTGCCATCTACCTGGATCTCGGGATGGTCCATGCCAAAAAGTTCGTCCTCGAGTCGTTCACAAAGGTGACGACCTCGCTCGTCGACGACAATTACAAGGACCAGCTCATGCGGTGGTGCCAGGCTCTCAAGCACGACCTGCCCGAGTATCGCTTGGTCAGTCAAGTCAACGGTCAATTCTTCATCACGGTCGTCGTGGACGGAATGGACTGCGGGTCAGGCTTCGCCCTGACAAAGAAACAGGCCGAACAGAACGCCGCAGAGATTGTACTTAAGACGGATCCTCGTTTTAAGAACAAGACGATTCCACGAAATGTCGCACCTCGTAGCGAGAGCCCATGAGCTCATCAGCGCTGTATATGCCGAACAAAGATCACAGGAATGGTTAGATCAGCGTGAGCAAATGATCACGGCGAGTGATGTAGCGAGTGCTATAGGCGAAAATAGATATGAAAGTGTTGATTCATTTGTAAAAAAGAAGGTCCTGAGGACCAAGTGGGCCGGAAACGCCGCCACAGCACACGGCACGGCCCTTGAGCCGATGGTCCGGGACATGTACGACGAGAAGACCGGTCGCAAGTCCCACGAGATTGGGCTGGTCCAGCACCGCGAGTACCCATGGCTCGGCGCCTCTCCCGACGGAGTCACAGAGGATGGTCTTCTGATAGAGATCAAGTGCCCTCTGACACGCAAAATTGAGAAAAAGGTGCCTCCGTACTATTTGCCACAGGTCCAGCTCCAACTGGAGATTACGGACCTCGAGGAGTGTGACTTCATTCAATACAAGCCAGGACCCCCCGAAGAGTATGTGGTGATTAGGGTGAAGCGCGATCGCGAGTGGTTCGCCAAGAACCTGCCGGCGATGCGCATCGCATGGGACCGTATCGTCAAGGGCCGCGAGTTTGGCCTGTGTGAGATTATCGACGACCCTGTGCCGTGGGCCGAGGGGGTTAAGGAAGAAATACGTTGTGAGATTATAGAGGGATGAAACCTATGGTTTCATCTGCGGTACCCTTCCAGTGTAAGCACAAGCCAAAGATGCTTACATGCAAGGAATGCCAGGGCAAGTTTTGTACCAGATGTATTCAACTCGAGGCGCACGAGTGCCCCAAGTTGAGTACACGTATCCAAAAGGATCGTGACAATTTAAAAACACAATTGGTCAAGGTGGTCGCGGCAAAGGTTATTCCTATTTGAGGTTCCGCAGAAGATAGGCAATGATGGCCAGAACGATCAGGGTAATCAACAGATTCCTGAAATCCTTTGTAATCTTAAAGGTTCCAGGCATCTGTTCACGTTGACGATTCATCCAGCTCCATGGAAGCTCGGGGCGGAACCATGTCACCGTGCCGTCCGAGTACTCCATTTTACGCGTCGGGAACATTCCGTGGGGCGCGTAGTTCGGGTCGATCGTCCTGAGATACATATTCCCGGCCAGATCCTTCGGCTTGACCTGGAGATCGTCCGTGTAGTCCGTGGGCGTCTCATCGATCGCAGTCGTGTATGACCCATCGATAAAGACATCCTTGCGGAAGCCATCGTGGTTGATCCCATAATCCCCTGTGAACGTCGTGATATTGAACTTGTCAATCTGAAGACGGTCATCAATCATAAGCGTCGAAGCCATTCTATTACGTGCTTACATTATTTTTGTACGCCTTGGTTTTCATCTTCACCTTGTGAAGCTCCCACATCTCGTCAAGGTCCACCTCGAGCATATGGGCCAGCTGGAAAAGATAACTAAATACGTCGCCCATTTCCATCACGACGTCAGTGCCGCGGTCCTTCTTGAGCCCGGTCTTCTTGTAGATCCGGTGCTTCTGCCTGATACTTGACGCGAGCTCGCCCATCTCCTCATTTAGAAGCATCCATACGATGCTGACTGGAGCCTTGTCCCATCCCTTCTGTTTACAGAGGCTCGCGGTCTCATCACGAAACTGATTCATTCCTTAGTGTTGAAACGCCGGGAGTCCTTAAGCGGTGATGTGTGCGAGCTGCTTTTTGTACCTGAAGACCAAGACCATCGCAAAGACAAGCATCACAAACTCCGCAAAGAGCTTGAAACTCTCGATCTTATTCTCCTTCTGTGTCTTCATCTCAATCCAAGGACCGACCACCAACAGACTAAAAATCCGTATGAGGCGATCGATCGCGAAGAATATGAGAAAACCAAATAGGATGTCATCGAGGGCCCTCATTTACATTAGCTTAGAAAATTCCAAACTTGAAGTTGCTCGGAATCTTGTTGCCGTACGTGCTGGTGGTGACGGGGATCGGCAGGGGCACAGGGTTCTCGGAGATGTCGCGAAGGTACACGAGCTGCTGGAGCATCCCGGTCGAGACGGTCGCCGTCGCACGCTTGATCACCTCGGCGTTCATGGCCGCGACCTGGCTCCGCACGTTCGTGTTCGGGTCGCTGACCATGTCGGTGTAGACCACGCGCATCAGGGACTGCATGTCACCATCGTTCTGAGGGGCGAGCTCGTACCCAGTCTGGTCCTTGATGTTGGAAGAAATGGACTGCTGGATAGAAGCCCGATTGAATTCGGAAAAGAATGCATTGCCGAGAGCCGTCGGAAGGCTCAAGCGATACGGCTTGAGATCGTAAGTCTCCATATTGATAGTACCGAAGGTTTTTTTCCTGAGAGCTAGCCCGTGCGTGAGTCCTTCCTCAATTTAATCAGTAATAAATATCAATGCACCGAAAAGAGCTGCAGCTACTTGTAGATAACTGGGAAACTATAAGAGACGAAATGACACAAATAACAGCACTTCATCACGACGTTATGAGACCCTTTACAGGTGCATGGAGAGATTTACCTATCGATATTTTCGATAAAATAGTTGATGCGGATGGTTGGTCGGGTGTAGAAAACTCTGAAAAAAAGTGGTGGAATTTTCCGCTGTTTATATATGACGGCCCGACTGAAAACGCCTCAAAAATGACTCCAAAGACGGTCGATATTATTAGACGGGTCGGTGGTGTTCATTTCTGTGGGTTTTCTCTGCTCTTGGGGAAGGCAATCATACCTCCACACTTTGATTCTGCCGCGTGTCTAGATAACCCAATTGGAGAAATAACCTATCACCTAGGGTTATTATGTCCTGAAGAAACCTGTTTTTTAATACACGGGAAAAAGGCAACTCTCGAGGCGGACGGGAAGCTTATAAGTTTCAATTGTACCAAGACTCACTCGGCCGTAAACATGTCGGACGATACTCGGGTCGTCCTCTATCTAACGTTTAAAACGTAGAAGTTGGATAGAGAAATGACGAGTATATAGTACAATGAAGGTCCTCAAGCGCGATGGTCAACCCGAGGAGATGCTCTTTGACAAGGTGACTAAGAGAATTTCAAAACTAAATTCAGAGCCAGAGTTCAAGCCCCTCAATGTTCAGCCTGACAAGGTTGCCCAGAAGGTCTTCTCGTCCATGTATGACGGAATCTCCACGGCCGAGATTGACAACCTGACGTCCGAGGTTGCCATCGGGATGATCACAGAGGACCCCGACTACGAGACACTCGCGATGCGTGTGACCGTCTCGAACCTTCAAAAGAATTGCCCCAAGACGTTCAGCGACGCCATGCTCGCTCTTCACGCCAAGGGTATCGTGTCGAATGATTTTATGAAGTCCCTGACGCTCGAGATGGACTCCTGGATCCGCCAGAAGCGCGACTACCTCTTTGGATATTTCGGGATCAAGACGCTCCAGAAGGGCTACCTGAATGAGGGCGAGACGCCCCAGTACCTCTTCATGCGAGTCGCTCTGGGAATCCACGGCCACGATCACGCCAAGGTCCTGGAGACGTACGACCTCATGTCCCAGAAGTACTTCACGCACGCGACCCCGACCCTCTTCAACGCTGGGACGCCCCGACCCCAGATGTCAAGCTGTTTCCTGGTCGCAATGAAGGATGACAGCATCGATGGCATCTACGATACCCTCAAGGAGTGCGCGCAGATTTCCAAGTGGTCCGGGGGCATCGGCGTCCACTGCTCGAACATTCGCTCGAACGGCAGCAAGATCAAGGGCACGAATGGAATCGCAGACGGCATCGTGCCGATGCTGCGCGTCTTCAACAACACGGCCCGCTACGTGAACCAGGGTGGCGGGAAGCGCAAGGGCTCCTTCGCCATCTACCTGGAGCCTTGGCACGCCGACATCATGGAGTTCCTGGAGCTCCGCCTGAACCAGG